AACCATTTGTTGAATTAGGGTACATAGCAAGTGCAGGAACCCATATAGATTCTTTACCTGCAATTTTAACAGCAGCTGATCCTGATTTTAAAACACCAGAACCTTTTGGATTAATGTTTATATCAACATTTGTCTCACCTGTTGATGATAAAACTGGACCATTTCCAGTTGCTGCGTTAGCTAAAGTAAATTCATTAACTGCTGAACTTGTTGCAGTAAGATTAATTAATTCATTTCCATTTGTGTCATCAATTTTTGTACCAATTTTAGGTGAAGTTAAAGTTTTGTTTGTTAGAGTTTGTGTTCCTGTAAGAGTTACATCACCATCACCAAAACCTAAATTAATAATATCTGGGTTTGTACCATCATTTGCAGAAGCAAATACAAGAACAGTTTTTCCACTAGCTACTGCTACACTATCACCAGACCCTGAAACATATTTAAAAGTTACGGTTTGAGAACCACCTGTAGAATTTTTTAAGAAGTAAAAAGTTTGAACATCAATTGGTATAGTAACGTTTCTTCCAGCACTTAGTGTACCCGTAAATTCAATCATTCTGTGTGCAAGAGTTGCACCTGTTCCACCATCAGTTACTGAAAGATCTGTATCTCCAGAATCTGATACCGCTTGTTGTGTAAAACCACCTGAAATTTGTTCGATTATGTTTAAATTGGTGTTAGTTTTTGTTCCCCATGTACCGGCGTTTTCACCAGTTGCCATTAGTTCTACACCGAGAGCCGTATAAGTTGATGCCATAATTTTGTACTCCTAATTAGTATCTTTTTTTAATTTGTTTTATATTCATTGTCAATAAACATTATGCAGTATTTTTAGTCCAATTACCACTTTGAGTAGCAGTTGCTTTACTGTAATTTCCGGTTTGATTTGCAGTTGCACGTTCCCACGCTATTACTGAAACCCCTATTGGTGACAGACTAACAGTTGCTGAAACTCCTGTCAATCCCATAACATCGGCTGGTGTTCCTGTAGGAAAAGAACCAACGGTAGAAGTTGCCCCTACTCCAGTTAAACCCATTGATTGATCTGCTGGATCTAGTGTTCCTGTTGAAGAAGTAAGTCCAAAACCAACTAAATCTATTACAGGGTTTGTAGAAATTTCTATTGTTCCAAGTCCTGATGTAGCTTGTACACCAGTTAAACCCATAACATCGGCTGGTAATATTGAACCAACTGCAGAAGTTGCCCCTACTCCAGTTAATCCCATAACATCGGCTGGAGATAAAGATCCAACACTTGATGTTGCAGAGACTCCTGTAAGAGTTCCAGTAAAATCAGAAATAGCTGTTGGTGATCCAACGCTTGATGTCGAAGAAACTCCTGTTAATCCCATTACATCTGCAGGAACTAAAAAATATTCACCACCCCAACCAGTTGTTCCAGAATCCCAAGTTTGTTTACCCCAACTTACATCTTCTCCAACACCTGTAGTTGCTTCTACACCAGAAACTATTACGACTGTTTGTCCAGATTGACCCCAGTTTTCAACACCCCAACCGTCTTGTCCCCAACCGGTATTTATTTCTGCTGTAATTGAAACTGATCCTACACTTGAAGTAGAAGAAACACCTGTAGGTGTAACGGTAGCATCATTAAGTTGGCCCCATTCACCATCATTCCAAGCTTGGGCTCCCCAACCTAATGCAAATGCATCAGTGGTTCCCCAACGATTAGTGCCCCAGGTTGTGCCTGATTCATTCCAAGTGTTGGCCATAAGGACTTACCTCCTTATGCTATACGAATTATTGCGTCCGAAGCGTCTGCTGTTGGAAATTGAATTGTAAAAGTTCCGCTTGTTACAGTTTTGTCTGAACCGAATGCGATTGCACAAACTGCAGGATCACCAGTTGCTGAATCATTAAAAATTAAACAACCGTTAGCTGTAAAAGAAGCTGATGTCCAAGAAATATCACTAAAGTCACAAACTGCTGTGTCTGTAGATAAAACAGGAGTTACACTTGTAAGTGCTTTTCCTTTTGCAGAATATGCAGAACCTGATGTGTTAGAAATTTCGTTTGATGAACTATAAGCTGTTGTTGATTTATTTAAAGTTGCAGAACTAGTGTACAAAGCTAAATTAAAAGTGTCTCCAGACGATGCTGTAAAATTATGTACGCCTTTTAAAATTTCAACTTTAAAACTGTTACAAACTGCCGATGTTATTGCCATAAATTTTCTCCTAATTATTGAGGCGCTGACTCGATTGGAATTCTTATTGTACCATCCGTGTAATCGTCTCGTCTTCTTCTTCCAATTTGCATTGCTGCAAACTTTTGTAATTCAGTTTTATACTTACTCTCATATAATGTCAACATATCAGTTGGACCTTTTAAATAACTGTATGCCTCTACTAAACAAGCATAAAGTAATCCTTGTGGGAAATATCTACTTATATATGTTCCAGAAGTTTCTGTTTCTAATCCACTAGGTAGAGCATTACCATAGATATTAATTAAATAATTAGCGTCTGGAGTAGGAGCCATAACTATAGAACCCGATGTAGTATCTGTTAATCCTGTTGCTCCTCCAAACATAGCATAATATTTAGGTAATCCTGTAGTATCTTGACCTGTAGATCCTCCTTCAGTTCCAGTTAATTTTCCTACATATTCACTTAAAAAAGTTTGATCACGTCTTTCTAACCACACTCCTTGACCTGTTCTAGAAGTTGTAGAATTAAAAACTTGTACCCCTCTTACAAATAAAAATCCTGCAGGGACTCTAACTGTATTAACATCTGTTGCAACTGATCCATAATATTCTTCTCTATCAGAATCCATAGGACAATCTAAATTAATTCTATGTTCAGCATTTTCTATAAATCTATTTAATACAGCAGTAGAAAAAACGTTACTATCTACTTCAGTATAGTTTCTAATATCTGTCTGTAAGTTTGATAAATTATATCCAGCCATAATTAACTTCTATCATTTACGGGTCCAATTGTACACTGAAAACCGCCTCCTGTTGCTGTGCTTCCAGCGTTAGATACTAAAGGCACTGTTATAGAATTATATTGTGTTTCTGTAGCTTGCGTTCCATTAGGTAGTGTAGGACCAACGGTTACAGTTGTTGCAATTGCTGTTGCTAAATAAGATCCAAAAACTTTTGCTCCGTTTGCATGTGATGTTGCTGTAGTGTTAGGTGGAGTTATTCCTCTAAAAGGAGCAGCCGTTCCTCGTGTTAAACCAGATAAAACTCCCGTACCTGTATTATTGGCTGTATATTGAATTGTTTCGTTTATGTATTGTCCAAAAGTTGCACTAGTTGAAACTTGATCTACTTTTTCAATAACAATAAATCCTGCATTTGGAAATGCTGCAGAACTAGTTAAAGTTAAAGTGTCAACTGTATCATTAATTGCACCATTTAAAGTTGTTTCTAATTCTAAAGTTGCAATTGCAACACCTCCTACTATTTCTTTAACAGATTTAAATCTTACATAAGAAGTTCCTTCATTAATTTGGTTATGAGGATAAGACACACTTAAAGTTGGAGATCCACCTGTTGTAGTAAATGGATTGTTAGGTAAAATATCTTGTACCGGAAACTCCACTCTTGCTGGTCTTGCATGTTGTAATCCTTGTGGATCAGCTCCTACAGGATGTGGTTCTAATTGTGGTTGTTTAGGTTCAAATTCAGAAATGTGCACCCACGCACCTGTCCACTCTTGCACCATTTCTCTGTATGGAAATGCTGCTCCTGATCTATCAGAGATTGCTAATGCTCTACTACCTTTTGCAAATCTAGCCATTATATATTTGGATAGTATGTCTTCGGAGTAATGTATGTGCTAGCTGCAGAACCATCTTCTGATAATGCTCTTGCTAACTCATCCTCGTACAACAACTTCATCTCCTGTGTTCTTTGTGGTGCAAACTTCATAGATAAATAATATGCAAGACCTGAAATCATGCATGGTACAAATCTAAAAGGTGTATCACTTGCGTTAGTATAAGCTCCTGCATCTTGAATTCTTTTAACATAATAAACATTTAAAAAATTTGATGCAGCAGTTGCATTAGGTAAAGGATAAATTGTAATTGTAACTTTATCTATAAATCTTTGTACCCAAAATTGTGAAGGTGTTCCAAGTGATGCTTTGTTTGCTGTTGCAGAATAAGCATCTCTTGCAACTTTAGTTAAACCAATATCTGTTTGATTTGTTGTATTATAATTTTGTCTATAAGTAACATTTAAAATATCAGAGATACCATAAACGTTTGCTGTTGGAACTGTTGTAGCTTGTGGTGGTTCTCCTCCTCCAGGCACATCAGTAGAATTTCTATAAAAAGTATAAATGCCAGATCCTTCAGCTGTAGCATCAACATTAGTTGACGAACCTACAACTAAATTAATATTTGTATTTCCTACTTCCCAAAAATGTATTCCTCTATTACCCCATTCTTGAAAAAGAATATTTAAAGATCTTCTTGCAGTTTTTATTTGATGACCGGCTGTACCGACTAAACCTAAACGCTCATATGCATCTGCAATAATCTCATCGATCGAAAAGTCCTGATCAAAAGAGTAAGACGAGGATGTTGTGTTCGCCATTTAATCTCCTATCCAGCGTAAAAAACCACTATCTGATCAAAATCGCCTACAGTGTAAGTAACATACATTCCGTTTACTAGTTTTGCTCCAGTTCCGTGAGCAGAAAATGGACCGTTGTTTCCTCCAGAAGTTCCGCTTGATTTATCAGTAGCAAGTACTGTTCCTGCAGTTCCACCAGTTCTAAAACTACATGTTCCAGCATTTCCACCTGACGTAGTTCTAAAACTACCAAAAACTCCACCACCACCAATTT